ACGAACCGCCGGCCAGACGCCGTTGTAGAGCGGGTAGATGCGGCCCGGCGTGGCGTAGGAGTCCACCTGAAAGGCGTTCGCCGCGCTCGTGATCGTGTTGCTCGCGCCGCCTTCGTCGCGGTAGACGACCGTGACGGTCTGGGACTGCATCGGCGTCCTGGGCAGCGTGATCTCCCAGAGCGGGAAGGTGTCGTAACGGGCCTCCCAAACGGTCGAGATCATCGACACGTCCAGAATGTCCTCGACGTAGACGCGAGCCGCAGCGATCAGCGAGGACAGGTAGGCGTCGTCATCGGTGATATCGACGCGGCAGTGGGCCTTCGCCTCGGCCAGCGTCACCGGCTCGACCGCCGGCTCGGTGTGACGCCGAAGGCTGCGATACGGCGTCAAGCCGACCGACGGCGACTGCGGCACGACGTATACAAGGCCGTTTCCTGTGATCATCTGGACTGCCTCTTCTTGGGACGGTTGTCGATCATCGCCCGCTCCGCGCGCTGCTCAAGGACCGCCGCCTCGGTACGCTCTTCGACGGGGGCGATCAGGCCGCGGCCAATGAAGATGCGGGCCATGCCGTCGCCCCAGTCGAATTGCTGCCCCGCCTTGTAGCCGCCGAACGACTTGAGAACCCTGATCTTCATTCCACCACTCCCCATGCCTTGGCGTGCGGTTTCCGCTCGGCCCAGTAGTCGGTCGTGTGCTGCTGCACCTTGCCGTCCTCGGCTTCCCGCGACGGCCAGGTGATCATCAGCTCGGCGTGGCCGACACTGATGTTCGTGGCGATGCCCAGCTTGTTGCCGGCGGCCTCAAATTTCCGCCACATATAGATGTCTTCGTCAACGTGGCCGCCGGTGAACTCCCCCTTCTCATTGGCGATCGAGAGGAACCACGGCTTCTCCATCTTCTTCAGCGCCGCCGTCTTGATCGGCGTGCAGCCGAAGTGCGCGGTGGAGACTTGCTGGACGGGCTTGGAGAACCAGTCGCTGCCGACGCTCGTCTGCTCCTCCGGCGTCTTGCCGGCCAGAGCGAACATCACCGCGTTCGCCTCCCGCTTCGTCTGGAGCGGGGCGATGGCGTCGTAGCCGCTCCAGTAGAGCAGCGTGATCAACGCCTCGACCGTCTTGGCCGTGAAGATCGTGTCGTAGTCGATTGTAAGGATGACGTCGTAGTCATCGATGACGCTCTCCATCGACCTCTGGACGCATTGGCCCCAGAACGCACCGGAGTGCTTGACGATGGGAATCTTGTGGGGCGTCAGCGCCTGCGAGACGCAGAAGAAATTGTCGGTGAAGCCGAGGCGGGGGGTGCTCATCAGAGCACAGACCTTCACCTCGGCTTCACAGTTACCGACACGCAGCATCATGGGTTCGCTCCTTGTAAGGAGCGGGCGCGCATCCCTGCGCCTTAGTCGGCCATCATGGCCGTCCCGCTTGGACGGGATCAGCCACGGACCAGACCGATGACACCAGCCTGCGAGGCGTTCTCAGGCGAAACCTCCGCGCGGCCGAGCCGGGCGACGATCGCCACGTTGGCCGAAGCACCGGGGGTGTAGTTCACCCGCAGGTATCGCTTCTTCGCCTTCGTGTCCACGTCGAGCTTCAGCACGGACACGCTGCCGGTGGCAGACACGGCCGGGATCGAGAAACCGCCGGTGCCGCCGCCGACGAGAGCCGTCACGTCGGAGTAGCCGGAGCCGGAAGCATCCGACTCTTCGACCTTCACCGCGTTGGCGAAGACGGTCGAGGCGTTGCTCGCACGCAGCACCGTGATGCTGGCGTGATCGTAGCCGATGGTGTCGATGACGAGCTGCGCCGTAGCCGTCGAGCCGACAGCGGCGGCGGGCAGTTCAGCAGCGACACGATGATTCTGGGAATGGATCATGCTTCAGGTGCTCCTTGTGATCACGAGGCCGCCGACTTGAGGGCGACCACCGGGCCGACCTCACTCGTCGAGCCGAGGGAGTGATGGTTGATGTCGAACCGCATGGTTCCCTGGAGGAGAACCTGATCAGTCGTGGCGTAGACCTGATCGAACAGCCGCACCGAGAAGTCCCGGCGGCGGGCGTAGATCGAGGACAGGCCGAGGTTGCCGAACAGCACCTTCACCTTGCTGGCGTCGGCGCCGAGGGTGCTGTTGAGCACATGCACCATCCGCACCGGGTAGCCGAGGAAGGTTTCGCCGGCAGCCGAGCCGATCTCGGAAACCGTGTTGCCACCAGCGGCGTACTTCAGACGAGCGATGCTCGCTGCGTAGCCGGCGGGGCTGACGTAGAAGGCCGCGCCGTTGCGGGCGTACATCGGCAGCTTGCCCATCGCACCGAGGAAGTCCTCGATGTCGAGAGTCTCGAAGCCGGTGTTGCCGCTGGCCGCGGTGTGTACCGAAGCCGTGAAGCTGCCGTTGTCGATCTTCGACACGATGCCGCGGATGCCGCCCACGCTGGAGCTGCCGTCGCCGAGCCAGCCACACAAATCGATAGTGTACGCCAGTGAGGTACTGAACTCCTGTGCACAGGCGTCTGCGAGCGAGATGAGGGCGTCCTCGACGACCTCGCTCGACATCCGGCAGGCCACGGCGAGCTTCTTCGCCGTCAGGCTGACGTTGCCGTAGGTCGGCTCGCTCTCGGTGATGGCCGAGCCTTCACCGATGAAGTAGGCCGACGTGCCGGTGAGCCGCTTCGGGATCACCATCGTGTCGCGGGTCATCGACACCGTCTCGACACCGCTGGCAGCGAACGTGCCATAGGTTTCGACCAGACGAATCACGCGATTGGCGAACTCCTCGGGCACGAGTGCGCCGCCGGAGGCGTTGCTGTTCTCGTTGAGGGCGCGGTTCTGGACGCCGTGATCCTGGCACCACCGGAGGTCGTCGGCGTTCTTGAACACGTTGCCGCGAATCCAGCGGCCCATCTTGTATGCCTGCTCGACGGCCTCGGGGCCGTCGTTGAAGGCGCGGAGAGTCGTGTGATGCGGGTAGATCGCCCGAATCTCGGTCTTCCGCTCCTCGGCAGCAGGGGCCGCGAGGGGGGCCGGTGCCGGGGCGGCCTTCTCGACCACCGCACGGAGTTCAGCCTCCTTCGCAGCGAGCTTGCCCTCGAACTCGAGATCGGACTTGACCTTGTCGGCCTCGTCGGAGAGCTTCCGCAGCTCCGAGGTCTGGTCCTCCGAACGCTCGGCCACATCGGCCAGTTCGTTCATCCGAGCGGCCAGAGCCGCAGCACGATCCTGAAGACGCTTGAGGTTGCTCGCCATGTTCGGCCTGCTCCTGACTGAGCCGGCCTGGCGTGCATGAAGGATGCGCGACGGCCGGCGGGTGGTTGTTCCCGCAAGCGCGCCGCGCCTTGAATCCTCAAAGCACTCGCACTGCTCTCGCGACATCCATCGCGAGCGTTGTATCTACCTGTAGATTAGCGTGACTGACGCACGCCGTGCAACGGAGTCAAGAGGATCGCAGCCTTGAGCGCCGCCGCCTTGCCGACGTAGTCGGTGGTATCGACGGTCACCTCGACTGCGCGATCCGACTCGGCGTCGAGTTGCTTGACCTTCCTGGCGGCGAAGTTCTTCGCCGGCGTTCCGCCCCACAGAAGCCACGCTACGAACCCCGGCTTCTCAGCGCCCGGCGTGTCCCAGCCAGGCGACTTGCTCGCCGACTCGTGCCTCGCGAACCACGCATTCATCTCGCGAACCCAGTCGCTGTTCATCTCATCGCGTCGGGCGAGGCGATTCGCGCGGGCCACCGTCTCAGGCTTCAGCCCGTCGCCGCTCTTGCCTTCCTCGTGAAGCCGCAGGCCGCGCTTCGCCGCCGCCGCCATGCCGGCCGTCGGCTTCAGGCTCACGGCGCGTTCGTCGTCTTCGACGACATCGGCGACATCGGCGTGAGCCGACAGCTCCGACATCCGCTTGGCGACGAAGAAGTCGCTCTCCTCCCACTGGCCGTCATCCGACTCCCAGAGGCGGATCAGCACGGCAGGATCGTCGGCCGTCGCCTCCATCGGCTCCTCGGAATACTCGCCCAACTGACCGTCAACCATGACGTGCTCGACGCGGCCGACGCCGCCGTCCCACGCCACGAAGTCGCCTGAGGCGTACATCACCGTCTCGGCGCGAGCCTCGGCCGCAGGAGGTTCCGCAGAATCTTCGACCACAGGGATATCCGCTCGCTGCTCATTCGCCATCTCCAGGGCACGCTTGCTGACGTAGGTTTCGGTCGCCAGGTAGGCCGGGGTGTCCACGGGGCCGGCATCGCCGAGGAACGAAAAACGCTTGATGCGGCGGATCATCCGGCCGTTCACGTCCTTCGACCACGACTCGTCCTTCGGGCTTGAGCGGAAGGCGAAGCTTGAGCCGCGCACGTCGCCCCGCGAAATCAACTCGACCACGTCGGCCGCCGACTTGGGCGGGTCGATCTCGTACCGCAGGCCGCGCTCATCGACGAACAGACGCATGGTGCCGCTGGTGGTTCGGCCGATGACTCGTTCATGGTTGTATTTGCCGAAGACGTCGGGGTTCGACCGCATGACATCGTCGAACGCGCCGCGCTCCACGATCTCGACGAAGCCACCTAAGTCCTGGGATTCCGACTCAAAGACGGCGGCATAGCCCCGAATGACCGTGCGGCCGTTCTGGTCTTCCTTGACTTCAAGCCCCGGCACCTCGCCGATCAGGCGTCGCTCGAGTTCGCTCGATCCGTCCATGATCCAGTCACCTCCTCGTAAGACTTGCCACTGCGGTGGCAATCCAGAAGCAAATCCCGCGACTTCTCCATCCAGCCGGCCACGAAGCCGTCGATATCGCGGCCAGTAGCCTCTGCGGCGTCACACAGTTCCGTCCGCATCCGCTGCTCGTGCGTCTCCAGCCAGGCCGCCAGCTTGGCCGGCTTGTTGCGCCGCTCCAGAATCCCGTCGGCTTCGATAGCGGCGAGTCGCCGCAGCGTCGAAGTGAAGACGATTTCGGCGGCGCGAGACTCGCCGGCTGCGGCGGGGTCGGTCGGCACGGGGGCTTCGCTGGCCGGTTCGTTGGCCGGTTGCTCCGACGCCATCGTCGGCGCGGCCGTCGGGTTCCCCGGCGTGTAGTTCTCGAGCAGTTGCATATTGACCTGCACGAACCGCTTGTCGCCGCCATCGACGGGGTTGTAGCCGAGCTGCTGCCGAACCTCGTTCGTGCTGAAGACGCCGAGGTTCCACATTTCCCGAAGGAAGCTAGCCCTGGCGTTAAAGTCGCCGACGAGCAACGCCGAAACGTCGAACTGGGCGAAGTACCGCTTGTCATCCACGACCAAGTCGCGGCGGCAGCACGCCTCGAATCGCCGAAGGTGCGGCACCAGCGTGAATGTCACGAAGTCGATGGCCTGCTGCTCGACCGACGAATACGACGACTTCGTCAAATCGCCGATCATGTAGGCCGGCACCCGAAAGGCGCGGGCCACCTCCTCGATCTGATACCTTCTCGTCTCAATTAGGCGATTCGTGTCGTTGTTGACGCTCATCTCTTTGACATGAGCGCCATGCGGGAGGACGGCCGTTTTGTGCGAATTCTCTGGGCCGCGGTGCATATCCTCCCACTGCTGCCGGAGCCGCTGGAGCGTCTCGGGCTTCATGGGCTGATCGGTTTCGATGACCGTGCCAGCCCTCGCGCCGTTGCCGAAGAATGCACCAGAGTGCAGTTCCGTCGCTCGAGCCAGGGCGATCGCGTCCCGCATCAAGACCGTCGGGATGTAGCAGTTCACGCCGTCTGGCGAGAGGCCGCGGTAGGCAAAGACCTGATCCTGCCGGTAGAAGATCGGCGTCGGGCTGTTCGGCTCAGAGTAGGCGTATCGCAGCCGGCCGTTCTTGAGACGCTCTGGCTTCATCCGCGACGGGTGCAGCGGAATCAACTGGTCAACGGAGCCTCGCCGGCCAGGCTTGATCCAGGCATAGCCTACACCCCAGAGCATCTGCCACGACTGCATCAGCTCCTTGAACTCGAACGACGTCATCCAGTCGTTCGGCTCGTAGGCGAGCACGTCGTAGAGCGGGTGGTCCTCGGCGATCCGCTTGCCGTCGTTCGTTCGCTCGTAGAGGTGGAGGGGCAGGCTGGCGACTGATTCGCTGACCACCTTGACGGCGGCCAGGATCGCGCTGCACTGGAGACTCGCCTCCGGCGTGACGTAGACGCCAGCGGTCGTCTTCTTCTGCTCGATCATCTCCTCGAACACGCGGGAGATGCCGCTGCGCATTTCGACGATATCTTCGACTGCTTGCGTTTCGTCTGGCATCAGATGAGGAGAATGTTGGGTTCGTCGTCTTGGCCCTGTGCCTCCGCGGAGCACACGCCCAGCGGCATAATCAAGGCGACCGCGGCGTCAATTCGTCCGGTGGCGTGTGAGTGGCTCTTCGTCGGCTTAATGTTGCCCGCGTCGTCCTGCTTCACCTGCATATTGCTGATGTGGAGGGCCAGCGGCGGATTGCCCGCATGGCGGATTTTCTGCCCTAGAACCAGGGTTTCCAGCAGCTTTGTCGGGGCCGACAGGCTGGCGTACCCTTGTCCATACGGCTTGACATCGACCCCCTCATTGACGAGTTGCGTCGTCAAATGGGTGGCATTCCATCGGTCAATGGCAACAGACTTGACCCAGTTCTTCTCGCAAAACGAGAGAACGTAGTCGCGAACCACGTCATAATCCGTCACGTTGCCATCTGTAAGTGTAACAAATCCATCCTTGGCCCATTGGCGATACGGTGCCTCGTCGCGGTCGGCGCTCTCGTCGGGGATGAAGAGATGAGTGAACACGTCGAAGGAACCGTCCTCGTCGGGCCAGATCGCGCAGAACGCCGTCGTGTCGCTCGTGCTCGACAAGTCAAGGCCGCAGTAGCACGGGCGGCCCTCAGTCGGCCGCAGCGGCGAGTTGCACGCCTCCCACTGGCCTGTGCGGAAGAACTTGTTCGCGCCGTTGCTGACCCACTGGTTGAGATACAGGGTGCGGAATTTGACTTCCTCGGCAACCGACTCCTTGGCGAGCATCGCCTCGCGCTCCATGAACTCCTTGCGGACGGTGATGCCGTAGTTCGGATTCGCCTTCTTCCACGTCGATTCGGCGAATGGGTCGTCATCCTGATCGGCTGCGAAAATGCACGGCAGAAACGTCGGATCGTTGATGATCCCATCGCGAACCTTGAGCGCCCGCTGCCACTCCTCGTAGCAGGGGCCGACGCGATCCATACCCGCCGTTGTTACATAGATGACGAGCGGCTCGTCTCTCATGCCCATGCCTGACTCTAGGACATCAACGAGATCGCGATTCGGCTGAACGTGATATTCGTCTACTATTACAACGCTCGGGTTGAACCCGTGTTTTCCCTTGTGCTCACTGGAAAGGAATTGAATTGTGCTGTTCTTGCCGGGGATAACAATCGACCCCTTGTATATCTTCGACCGCCGCTGCAAGCCTGGGCAGGATTCGATGAACCGCGAGGCCGCCGTGAACAAGAGGCTCGCCTGCTTTCGGTCGCCGGCCGCGATGAGAATCTGGCCGCCGTCGTCGCCGAAGAAGCCCTCGTAGGCGCCGATTAAGGCACAAGTCGCGGTCTTTCCGGCCTTTC